TCAAATATTTTTTAATATAAAAAGGGTTTTTACACCCTTTATTTAACAAATACATTTTTTATTGTTTTCAATATTTCCAATACTTTTTTATCTTGTATGTCTTCTTCTTTGTATGCTTCTCTTTTGCTAGTGCATAATCTAATGTAGTTATTGCCTATCTTTTGTGTCTTTATAACTATATCACAACGTCCCATACAAGCATTTAGGCACTTTTGAGATAATGCAGGTGCTTGATAACTTGTTTGTCCGTCCATTTTCTCAACGATGTGAGATATAAAAATTACATTCATATTCATTTGTGTTAGAGTCATCATTAAATTTTTCCATACACTGTTAAACTTGTTAAACCCTTTACCAAAAGCTATATCTGCTAAACTTTCAACTTTGGCTAATTCACATATATGATTCACTAACATTGTTTCAATATCATCAATTAAGTCTATAATTAGTGTTTTGTATGTATGCTCTCCTTTTTCAAGTTCAGCTATCACTTCACTAAATTCAGTAAAATTCTTAACAAATACACTAGGTGTTGTAATCTTTGTTGCATTTCCATCTGTATTGATAATCAATGGACTTTCAAATTCTTTGGCTAGATACGTCTTACCTGACATACTTTCACCCCATATAAGTATATTTTTTGGTGTAACATCTGCTTTTTTTGGTTCATTTTTTGGTAATATCATTTTAATCCTCCTATGAATTTACTAATCTACTAATTTACTAATTTAAGTATCCTCCACTGACAAACCCTATAAATTCAGTACCTTGTTTCTTACATTTTTGATATATTTCTTTGTAAAATATGTCATCATCTATTGAGTTCAATATTATCTTTGTAAACATATCCTCTAATATTCTAATTCTACTTAATATTTCAAAATCAGCTTTATCCCTTGAATTAGCTTTTATCCCTACTAATGAATTAACTAATTTACTATAAGTCATATACATATTATCAGCGTGTTGACTACCTTGTTGTTTAGCATATTCTATTAAGTTTTGAATGGCGTCTGTTTCTTCACGCCTTACTAGCTTTCCTTGCTGTCTTGTCAATAGCCACTCACTTTTATTTTTATCTATGATTGCTTGTTCCAATACTTCTATATAATGGATAATTGCTCTCCTAACAAATTTACTTTCTCTTAGCAAAACTTGTTTAGCTTGGTTATATGTTAGGATAAACATTGGTTGATTTCTATTCCATTGGTCTTTATAAGAGGACTCCAATATTTTTTGGACTCCATAAGAGGTCGGCAATATTTTTTGCTCACCTATTTCTTCTGAAAATTCATCTCTTATAATATCCAAAAAAGTTTTATGTTCTAACTCTACAAATTTACCTCTTTTCTTTTCAGCTTCTGTTAATGTACCATTTGCTTGTTTTGATTTATATTCTTGTTCTCTAAATAAATTCACTTGTACTAATAAATCTTTACTTGTTATCATTTCTCTTTTGGCTAACATTTTATGCCTCCTTTAAAACTCATCATTCACATACAATGTATCTAAAACTTCTTCACTATATGTACGGATTAAACCATATTTACTATCCATTATTAATTTAATAGGTATACCCATTTTTTCACTAAGATTTGTGGCTTTTATTTCAATATCTGCTCTATCATACTCATCTTTACTCATCATTTTCATTTTTGCGTATGCTATTACACTAAAATAATCAACCATTATTAAACTATCCTCTAATAAATACAATTTCATTTGTAAATTATCCAATCTCTTTTTCATTTCCTCTAATTTAATCATCATCTTAATTCCTCCTTATTTACATTTGATTCTTACATACCCTTTTCTATTACTAACTTTACTGTACTTTTCAATCAATTCAGGTTGTTCTTCTTTTAGTTTTGTACTATCTATTGTTAAAGCCTGAGTTGGATTTACCCTTGTTATTTGTAAATGCTCTGTTTCCATAGTTTTTACATTGTATTTTTGCATTAGATTATATAAAATCTCTCTTTGCTCTTTGGCTTCTTGCTCTATATTTTTTAGTTTTTGTAATTCATTTTCTAATCTACTCAATTTTGTTATTGTGTTTCTATATTCTGTTATTTCATTCTTAAAGTAAAACTCAGCCTCAGTCATTTCAGGATTAGCTTTTAATCTTTCAACATCATTCCAAAATATTTCTGCTTTTCTTAATATTTCTTTAATTAATTCGTCATCTCTATCTATTTCTGTTACTGTGATTCTGTTCTCATCAAATTCTAAATTAAAATAATCATCAGTATTATGTATCTCAAAATCCAATCCCTTATAAAAATCATCAGGACGTTTATATTGCACTAGGTATCCTTTATCGACATTAAATTGATACATATATAATTGCATTTGTAATACATAGTCCTCTATGTCATCTCTATTACCACCATTAGTTTTAATCTCTAGTAATAATCCAGCCTCTTTATCTAAACCATCACAATTACTTCTCAATCCTAAAACATTATCTATCGCTGTATTTTCTCTAAATTTCAAATTATAAATAGCGTTTACGTAATCTCTAATAAAAGGCTCTAGTAATTGTCCGTATCTAGTATATTCACTGCCTTTATATGTACCTCTTAAAACACCTGCTTTTTCTTTTGCTAACTCATAATAGCTTTTGTACTCACTTACATTAAATAAAGCAGGAATATCACTTCCACCTATATATTTGTTACGATTTTTCGTTATGTTCTCACTAACATTATCATTTATCATCAAAACTGCCTCCTAAATCCTCATCTGTCAACAACTTCTCAGCAAAATCTTTTTTCTCATCTAGTCTTGCATAAACACGTTCTTCTATGGTTCTATTTCCTATGTACTTATAAACTGTTACTTTGTTCTTTTGTCCTATACGATAAGCACGTCCTAAGGCTTGTGAATAATCTTGATAACTCCACGTAGGGCTAAAGAATATTACTTCTGTGTTGTATTGTAACTCTATTCCTGCTCCACCTGCTTGGATTTGTACTAATGTTGTCTTGCCTTTAAGTGTATTATAATCATCAAACTTAGGTATGTTTGATACTGCTCCACTGACCTCATAATCAACTTTCATTATCTTTTTAATCTCTTTTGCCTCTCTGTTAAAATTATAGAAAATTAGTATGTTTGCGTCGGTATTCGCTCTAAATTCTTTCAAATACTCTAATTTATCTTTAATTCCTGCTGATTGTCTAAGTCCTGCTATAACTTTACTTGTGTTATCATATAAAATTCCATTCCAATATCTATCTTTTTTTATACTTATATACTCTTTTCCTGCGTCAAAATATTTCTCCTCAAAAGTTAAAGGTGGTAAATCCACACAATCCTCTTTCATTAATGCTTTACTAGAAATTGATTTCCACATTTCGTCTATTTTATCTGTATTTTTCCAGTGTTTTATCTCCCAAAACCCAATATTGTTAAATTGCTTTACTGCAAACTCTTTTTCATATTTGTATCCGCTAGAATAAAACCCGAAGATACTAAAGTAATTTCCTAAATCTTGATAACCATTAGAGGCAGGTGTTGCTGATAATAAACAAAATCCATTAGCTTTTTTACATAAATTTAAAGCATATTTACTTCTCTGTGTCTTCTTATAGTTTTTTATATAGTGACACTCATCAAAAATAATGAACGTGTCTTGTATATTGTTTCCATTTACATCTTTCAATTTGTTATAACTAATTATTTTATAATCAATATTTTCTATTTTGTTATAATCCTTAAATTTATTTATTTCTCTGTCCCAACCACCCTCACGTACTTTTTGTGCTGGTGCAACTATCAACAATTTCTTACCTTGTGCGTGTTTCCAATAATGATTAATACTAATGATAGTTTTACCTGTTCCTGTATCTAGCGGGTATATGTAGTTTTTGTGACTATTGTCAATCAATTCTTGCTGATATTTATATAATTTCATAATAATTTACCCTCTTTCAAAATCTCTAAAAACTCCTCCATACTACAAGCTACACCAGCTATTCCACCATTTTCTTTTATCTTTTCAATTTGTGCTTTTTGTAAAGGGGATATTATACCCCCCTCACTCCTCTTCACTTCTATTGCTACGAATTTTCCATTAATACAGGCTAGAATATCGGGTATCCCTGAGGGTTGAAATATGCTTCCGTGTACCTTAAAAAACCAATAATTTCTATCTTTTAACCACTTTTTTATTTTATTCTCAACTGCTTTTTCTTTTAGATTAGCTTTTTCTTTTAAATTAGCGTTATCTTTCATTGTCTAACCTCCATTGTGTCCTTAACTTATATATCACATCTTTAGCCTCGTAGACTACACTATTGAGGGCATTGTTCTTACTTTCGATGACTAACCATAGTTTATCTTTAGTTCTTACATACCATTCATAGTTTTTTGCTATAGTTCTATATCTTTTATCAACGAGAATGTAAATATAAAACTTATCGTCATCTTTTTCGATGTAATACTCAAAACCCTCAAAATAGTCATAATACATTAAAACACTTCTCCTCTGTGATTATTTAGCCATTCCACCAATTTATCTGCAATTATTAGATATTTAACGCCTATTTTTAAATAAGGAAAATCAGGATATTCATTCATTAATGTCTTTAATCTAGCAACCCCTATATTTGTTATTGCACTAGCTTCTTTGACTGTTAGCATTATCTTATTCATAATCGTCCTCCTCATCGTCATCATCAAACCAATCGTCATCGTCATCATAATCATCAAACCAATTGTCTTCAACCAATGTATTTATTATATCCATACACTTGTTTTCTACCCACGCTCTATTGTTTGTATATTCGTCAGGCTCAACTACAACGTACCAATCATCATCTAAACTCTCTATTTTCATTTTTTCTGCATAATCTAATCTAAAAATATCATCGTTATAGTCTAATAGCACGTATCCTCTGTATATCCCTTTTTCATCTACAGTTATAAGCATTTCACGACCCATATAATTGTTAGTCTTATCATTAGTCTTATTCATAATACACATCCTCCATTACTGGCAAATAACCATTTTCTTTTAATAAATTGTAAATAAAGAGTCTTCCTTTTTGAGTCCAATAAGTATGTGTTTTAGCATTATTATCTCCTACAGCAAATGTTTTTGTCCTTGTATAACCACACTCAGCATATTTTTGATATAAAAACCAAACACCACTCTCTTTGTATTGCACTCCCAACTTATGCAGTAATTCATTCATAAAGACTCCTGATTTTCCATAATCTTTAGCAATTACAGTTATTGTCACTAAATCTTTACATTGCAATATAACATCTGTATATTCTGCTTTTGGTTGTAATTCAGTTATTTGTTGCTCTTTAATCTTGTTATCTAATTTCAATTGTTCGTTTTCTTTTCTAGTTCTTCCATACTCAATCAGCATTTCTCCAATTTTTTCAGGATTTCTCATCATCATATAAAATACATTATCTGTTAAATACATTCCTGTTTTACGTATGCTAGGTAATATATCACTTGTTACCCATTTTCTAAATGGTTTTGCATTAGGTTTATCACTTCTTAAAATCACAGTGTATAATCCACTTTCATTTGTAAAATTAGCTTCACCTTGACGCCCTATATTAAACTTAGCCCGTTCTTCAACATCTAATTTTTCTAATACCTGACTTGGATTACTTAAACCCAATACATCACACACATCTTTTAAACAAAACCATACATCATTCTTATCATCTATTATTGTTCTTATTTCTCCAAACTCACTGTTTTTAAATATTGTTAATTCATTTCTCATTGTTATATCCTCCTTTTATCACACAAACTAACCATTTTACCTTATATTTAACTACATCTTTTAACTTTGCTTTTCTAAATTTCATTGTTCCACATCTCCATTTTCAAATAATTCCATTTGTCTAATTAATATTACTGCTCTTTTTAATTTTAACCCTTGTAATTCCTTGCAATTCCAATATTTTATTAATGTTTTATAGTGCATTTTCATTACCTCCGTATATTAAAATTTTTATAAACGTGTAATTTATTTTAGTATATATTTACTTGTTAATAACGTATATTTTAATTAATTATAGTATATAATCAATTATTTGTAAAGTATA